TAATTCTGGAGATTTAACAGGGTACTGGAGATTAGATGAAGGAACAGGGACTTCCGTAGCAGATTTATCTGGGAGTAATAACGGAGCAATTAGCAACGCCACGTGGGCATCAGACTCGCCGTGGACTTAATAACAAACAATTTTAATTTAATACAATTTAATTATGGGAAAAAAGAAAAAAGAAAAGGTCATTGACCTAAAGCCAGAGAAGATTTCTGAAGAAGAGCTTACAGAGCTTAGGAACGTAGTGGCAGCTATTAATAAGTTGCAGTTCGATATTGGAACAATGGAAGTGCAGAAGCACAATGCTCTACACGCGCTATTCCAAGGTAACGATAGGTTAACTGAAATGCAAGCTAACTTCAAAGAAAAGTACAATACTGACGATATTAATATTCAAGACGGTACTATTAAATACAAGGAAGATGAACCATCTGATTCGTAAAATCACGATAGGTAAAGATTATAAGAATGACGCCATGCACTATGCCGTTGGGCAAGAAGTGTATGGTGGTCATACTATTTGCGATATATTAGAAGAGGAAGATAAGTACTCAATCTATATACGTAAAGAAAAAACAGTTATACCTTGGAAAGATTTTAACAAGAATATGGCTATATCAGTTGAATATAATCTTGAGTATTAATGCAATCACTTTACAATTTTATTGTAGAGCCTATAGGTGAAAGATATAACAACATTGCTAAAGTAGACGACAAAGAGTTAATACTTAATACGGATATATTTAACCACTTGCATGTTAACAGGCTAGCTAGAGTTTTATCCGTGCCTAAGATGAGTGATACAGATATACAAATCGGAGATACCATTATAGTTCATTTCAATGTATTTAGGAGATGGAATGATGTAAAGGGTGTTGAGCGTAATAGTAGATCGTATTATAAAGACAATAAATACTTTGTAAACCACGATCAAATATTTTTGTACAAACGCAACACTAAGTGGATATGCCCTAAGGGTTATTGCTTTGTACAACCTATTAAAGACAACAGTCAATTAAGTGTTGAAACTGAAAAACCCTTAATCGGTATAGTAAAACACACTGACGGTAAAATAGATTTAGATTCTCTAGTAGGTTTTAGACCAAATATGGAGTGCGAGTTTATAGTTGATGGCAAGCGCTTATATCGCATACCATCTCAATTTATTACAATTAAATATGAATATCAAGGAGACGAAGAAGAATATAATCCAAGCTGGGCACAGAGCGGTTGAAGAGTTAATCAAGGTAGCTAAAGAAGCTATTGTTGATTCAGATGATGACATATCAGCTGATAGGCTTAAGAACGCTGCTGCTACAAAGAAGCTCGCTATCTTCGACGCCTTCGAGATATTAAACAGAATCCAAGAAGAAGAGAGTCTTTTAGAGGGTAGAGCGCCTGAAGAAAAAAAGGAGAAGATATTCAAAGGTTTTGCTGAGGGTAGATCTAAATAATGTACGAACAGACTTTATATAAGATAGTTGAACCTATAAAGAAAACCACTCTTACTAGATTAAATAGAGGTAAGAAGTGGAAGTATGGTTATAATAAAGAGCACGACTTAGTGGTTCTTTCGCATAACGGAGTGATAGGTGATATATACGAAATACAAGGTTTTAAGATCGCTTTACCTAAACCGCCTAAAAACGTGTTTAAGCACGAGAAGAATAAATGGGTGAAAGCAGAATACCCTAAAGAATTATCTCGTATTAAAAACATATTTGACTGGAGGAATTATCCAGACGAGCAGAAAGAAAAGTGGCACGACTATATTGACGAAGAATTTAGACGTAGAGAAGAAGGATTCTGGTTTACCAATAACGGAGTGCCAACATACATAACAGGTACGCACTACATGTATCTGCAATGGAGCAAGATTGACGTTGGAGCTCCAGACTTTAGAGAGGCGAACAGACTATTCTTTATATTCTGGGAAGCTTGCAAGGCTGATAAGAGATGCTATGGGATGTGCTACCTTAAAAACCGTCGTTCAGGTTTCTCGTTCATGTCTTCTGCAGAAACAGTTAACTTAGCCACTATATCAAGTGATAGTAGATATGGGATCCTTTCTAAGTCTGGTGCCGATGCGAAGAAAATGTTTACTGATAAAGTAGTACCTATATCAATAAATTACCCGTTCTTCTTCAAACCTATACAAGATGGTATGGATCGTCCAAAATCCGAACTTGCGTATAGAGTTCCAGCTAGTAAGTTTACTCGTAAGAAAATACAGGTAAACGAACAGCTTGAAGAAATAGCAGGCCTTGATACTACGATTGATTGGAAGAATACTGGCGATAATAGCTACGACGGTGAAAAGCTTAGCTTACTAGTACACGACGAGAGTGGTAAGTGGGAGAGACCTGATAATATATTAAACAACTGGCGAGTTACTAAAACCTGTTTGAGGTTAGGTAGTAAAATCGTTGGTAAGTGCATGATGGGTTCAACCAGCAACGCGCTTGATAAAGGTGGGGATAACTTTAAAAAACTATACAATGATTCTGACGTATCAAGACGAAATGCTAATGGACAAACAAAGTCTGGCCTTTATTCTCTCTTTATCCCAATGGAATGGAACTATGAAGGATTTATTGACGAGTACGGACTTCCAGTCTTTGATAATCCAGGTGATGATGAACGACTGGGACCAGACGGTGAATTAATAGATGTAGGGGTTGTAACTAATTGGGAAAACGAAGCTGAAGGTTTAAAGGACGATCAAGACGCATTAAACGAATTCTACAGACAGTTTCCACGTACTGAAGAGCACGCATTTAGAGATGAGACTAAAAATAGTATATTCAATTTAATCAAGATATATGAGCAAATCGATTACAACGAAGGTAGCAGACATAATGCACATACTACAACGGGCTCTTTTGGGTGGGTTAATGGTATACGTGATACACAAGTTGTATTTCATCCAGATCCTACTGGTAGGTTTAAGGTAAGTTGGGTCCCTCCGACTCATTTGCAGAATAAACAAATAATAAAAAATGGAATTAAATATCCCGCTAACGATCACATTGGCGCCTTTGGTTGCGATAGTTACGATATCAGCGGCACGGTTGATGGTCGCGGTTCTAAGGGAGCTTTACACGGGTTAACAAAATTTTCTATGGAAGATGCACCATCAAGCACATTTTTCCTAGAATATATAGCAAGACCACAAACTGCAGAGATGTTTTTTGAAGATGTATTAATGGCATTAGTGTTTTACGGCATGCCATTACTTGCGGAGAACAACAAACCAAGATTACTGTATTATTTACGACGTAGAGGATATAGAGGTTACAGCATGAATAGACCAGACAAAACTTGGAGGAAGCTTTCTGTGGCTGAAAAAGAAGTTGGCGGAATACCAAACTCTAGTGAGGATATTAAACAAGCTCACGCGGCTGCTATTGAAATGTACATACAAAACCACGTAGGTCATTTAGGTGACGGTAATTACGGTACAGTATACTTTAATGATCTTCTTAATGATTGGGCTAAGTTTGATATAAATCGCAGAACAAAACACGATGCTTCGATAAGTTCGGGTCTTGCTATCATGGCTTGTAACAGACATTTATACGCACCTAACGTTAAAGTAGAAAGACAATCTTTAGATTTGAATATAGCAAAATATGACAATACGGGATTTAACTCCCAGATAATTAAATAAGTATGGCGGAAAACGTATATGTAAACTTTCCTTCTCAAGTTGTTCATGATTTGGAGAAACTATCTCCAGAGTATGGGCTTAAGGTAGCTAAGGCAATTGAGCAAGAGTGGTTTAAAGATTCATACAATAGTAGATATAGAACGTCTCAACAGAAGTATCACCAACTTAGACTATATGCTAGAGGCGAACAGTCTATACAAAAATATAAAGATGAATTATCTATTAATGGTGATTTGTCTTATCTTAATTTAGACTGGAAGCCAGTACCTATTATACCTAAGTTTGTTGACATAGTTGTTAATGGTATGGCAGAGCGTATGTTCAACATTAGGGCGTATTCACAAGATCAGTATGGTGTAGATAAACGTACAGAGTACATGGAATCTATGCTTCGTGATATTCAAGGTAAAGCTTTTAACGATCAGGCTATAGGACTTCTTGGGATGGATTTATACGAAAATCCATTAGAACAAAGGGTTGACTCTAAAGAGGAGTTAGATTTACATATGCAACTTAAGTATAAGCAAGCAGTAGAGATCGCTCAAGAGCAAGCTATAAATGTTTTACTTGACGGCAGTAACTACGATCTTATTAGACGTAGAATGATATATGATTTAACAGTATTAGGTATTGGCTGCGTAAAGACTAATTTCAACTGGAGTGAGGGAGCTAAAGTTGAATATGTTGATCCAGCGAATATTGTTTACTCTTATACTGATTCTCCTTATTTTGACGATATATACTACGTAGGGGAAGTTAAAACTATTCCGATAAACGAGCTAGCAAAAGAATTTGACCACTTAACCGAGATTGACTTGCAAGAAATCCATGGCACTTCTAGTAAACGGCATATCGCGGGTAGACGTATTAACGAGACAGATAAAAACAAAGTTCAAGTTTTATATTTTAACTATAAAACATATATGAACAATGTTTACAAGGTTAAGCAGACTGGTACAGGAGGGGAAAAGGCTATAGAAAAACCTGATACGTTTGATCCACCTAAAGATAAGCAGAGTGGTTATGAGAGATTACAAAGATCGGTTGAATGTGTATTTGATGGTGCTATAGTTCTTGGTACTGATAAACTGCTCAAATGGGAAAGAGCAGAAAATATGATGCGTGAGAAATCAGATTTCAATAAAGTTAGAATGAATTATTCTATCGTGGCCCCAAGAATGTATGAGGGTCGTATTGAATCTATTGTAAGTAGAATTACTGGATTTGCTGACACTATTCAGTTAACGCATCTAAAGCTACAGCAAGTGATGTCGCGTATGGTTCCTGATGGAGTGTACCTTGACGCAGACGGGCTTGCTGAAGTTGATTTAGGCAATGGTACAAACTACAATCCGCAGGAAGCTCTTAATATGTTCTTCCAAACTGGTAGTGTAATAGGTAGATCATTCACTCAAGATGGCGATCAAAACCCAGGTAAAATACCTATTCAACAGATAGCAAATGGTGCTGGTCAAGATAAGATCGGTAGTTTAATCAGTACATACAACTACTATCTACAAATGATTCGCGATGTCACTGGTCTTAACGAAGCTAGAGACGCTAGTATGCCAGATCCTAAATCTTTAGTTGGCGTACAAAAGCTAGCCGCAGCAAATTCTAACGTTGCAACAAGACACGTATTACTTGGTTCAATGTTTTTAACTACTGAGACAGCTAAAAATTTATCACTTAGAATATCTGATATATTAGAATACTCACCTACTGCAGATGCTTTTGTTCAAGCAATTGGAGCACATAATGTAGGTACATTAGCAGAAATGACTGAGTTGTATTTATATGATTTTGGCATATTCATAGAGTTAGAACCTGACGAAGAAGAGAAGCAAATGCTTGAGAATAATATACAAACGGCATTAGCTCAAGGATTAATAGATCTAGACGACGCAATAGATATTCGTGAAGTTCGCAATGTTAAATTAGCTAATCAGCTTCTGAAGATTAAACGTAAGAAAAAACAAGAACGAGATCAAGAAATCCAACAACAAAATATGCAAGCCCAAGCGGCTGCAAATGCGGAAGCTCAACAAGCCGCTGCTCAAGCTGAGATACAAAAAAATCAGGCAAAAGTTGCAGAAGAATTAAAAATTGAAGCTACTAAAGCTGAAGCTAAACTAAGACATCTCCGAGAAGAGGCAACTGTTAAAAAAGAACTTATGCAATTTGAGTTTGATTTAAACATGCAAATGCAGCAGATGTCTCGCCAAGACAATAGAGAAATTGAAGGAATGAAGGAGCAGGGAAAAGATAGGCGAGAAAAAATGAAGGCAGACACTAAAAAGTTTGAATCTTCAGGTAATGATGTATTAGAAGGCGGAATTAGATTGAGCGACTTCAACCCACAAATAGGAACATAATTATATAATATTTTATCATGGAACAAAACAATCAAACAGATCTTGAAGAGGTAATCAACGAGGTCGAAAACGAAACACCACAAGAAGAGGTAGTAGAAGAAACACCTGAACTTGATTTAGAGAAATTTGAAAGTAAAGACGACGATAGCGTTGTCAAAATAGATTTATCAAAACCAATAACCAATGAAACTAAAGAAAACAACCCTGACGACCCAGGAGTGGCTGGAAGCGATGAAAGTCCCGAGTCCACACAAGAACAAGAAGAAGTACAACAGAAAGCAGAAGTACAAGGAGAACTACCAGTACTAGAAGAGGTTACTGATGAAGACACTGTAACTAAAGAAGAGGTCATGGAAGCTCTTGATGAGTCAGAGGCTACCGGTAAGCCACTGCCTGAAAATATTCAGAAGCTAGTAGACTTTATGGAAGATACTGGAGGTGATCTAGAGGATTATGTGAGGCTTAATAGAGATGTTAAGGATATCGACGACCAAGATGCTCTGCTAGAATACTACAAAAGAACTAAACCGCATCTTACTCCAGAAGAAATTAACTTTATGATGGAGGACAAGTTCTCGTATGACGAGAGCGTAGATGACGAGCGAGATATTAAACGTAAAAAATTGGCCCTCAAAGAGCAAGTTGCCGAGGCCAAGACCTACTTAGACGGGCAAAAGTCTAAATATTACGAAGAGATTAAGGCTGGAAGCAAGCTCACGGATGAGCAGCAGAAGGCAATTGATTTCTTCAACCGATACAATAAAGAATCGGAACAAGCACAGCAGATGGCTAAGACGCAGAAAAATACTTTTATTGAAAAAACTAACCAGGTTTTTAATGACAAATTCAAAGGTTTTGAATATAACGTCGGAGATAAAAAGTATAGGTTCAATGTTAAAGATGCCAACAAAATCAAGGAAACTCAAAGCGACATAAGTAACTTCGTCAAAAAGTTTTTGAATGAAGACAACGTGATGTCAGATGCTAAGGGATACCACAAAGGCATGTTTACAGCTATGAATCCGGATGCTATAGCTCAACATTTTTATGAGCAAGGTAAAGCTGACGCTATCAAGGAAACTGTAGCAAAGGCAAAGAATATAAACACTAACGCGAGACCAACACAAGGAGAACCGCAAAGTGGTTATAAAGTTAGAGTGCTAGGCGACGATTCAGATTCTTTAAGGTTCAAAATGAAAAATAAAAGATAACAATTAAAAATTACTTAAAATGGCAATTACTGCAGGAGGTAGTTTAAATAGTGTGCCAGCTGCTGAGAAAGCGACACTATCTACAAACTACTTAGACCTCAACACAGCAACTGGTTGGGGACAACAATACGTTCCAGATCTAATGGAGAAAGAAGCAGAGGTGTTCGGACCACGAACAATCTCAGGTTTCCTTTCGCAAGTTGGAGCTGAAGAGTCTATGACAGCGGATCAAGTTATTTGGTCTGAGCAAGGTAGACTACACCTTTCATACAAAGGTAATATTAATCACGCATCTGACGGTGCGGCACTTTATTCAGGTGGTTCTGCTACTGTAGCACAGTTTACAGTTGAAACTGATATCGATGAAACATCTGGTTTTACAGCTGCTAATCATGGTATCCGTGTTAACGATACAGTAATCATTGCAAATGCTAACGGAGTTTACAAGTGTTTAGTTGCAGTTGTAAATGGCGCTGTTATTGATATCGAACCATATGATGGTAGTGTTATCGCGCAGCTTACTACAACGAAAGCAACTACTTGTTTAGTTTACGGTTCTGAGTACGGTAAAGGCATGAGCTACGTTACTGCTGCTGGTACTACAAACACTACAGAGCAACGTGGAGGTAATGAGCCTTCGTTCCAGACATTCTCTAATAAGCCTATCATTATGAAGGACTACTACGAGGTTTCTGGTTCTGATGCATCTCGTGTTGGTTGGGTTGAGATCGCGGCTGAAGACGGTCAATCAGGTTACCTATGGTACCTTAAGGCTGCTTCTGACACTCGCGCTCGTTTCGCAGATTACTTAGAGATGGCTTTACTTGAAGCTGAAAAGAACGCTGCTGCTTCTGAGATTGATGGAGCAGATATCATTGCTGGTTCTAGTGCTGGCGGTGCTGACAGAGTAGGTACTGAAGGTTTATTCTCGGCTATTGAGAATCGTGGAAATATGTCTTCTGGTGTTACTGGTGTTAACGCTGCTACTGACCTAGCTGAGTTCGATGCTATCCTTGCTGAGTTTGATTCACAAGGTGCGATTGAAGAGAACATGTTATTCGTTAATCGCGCTACATCTTTAGCAATTGACGACATGCTTGCTTCTATGAATTCATATGGTGCTGGCGGTACTTCTTACGGAGTATTTGGTAACGATGAGAACATGGCGCTTAACTTAGGATTCTCAGGATTCCGTCGTGGATCTTACGATTTCTACAAGTCTGACTTCCGTTACTTAAACGACAAAGCAACTCGTGGAAGTGTTAATACAGCTAACGCTGCTAACGCTATCCGTGGTGTTGTTGTACCAGCTGGTACTTCAACTGTATACGATCAAATGTTAGGTAGAAACCTTAAGCGTCCGTTCTTACACGTTCGTTACAGAGCTTCACAAACTGATGATCGTCGCATGAAGACTTGGGTAACTGGTTCAGTTGGAGCTGCTACATCTGCGCTTGACGCGATGCAGATCCACATGCTTACTGAGCGCTGTCTAGTTGTTCAGGGTGCTAACAACTTCATGTTGTTAAACTAAGATAACTATATTTAGTGAAACTACCTCTCCTTCGGGAGGGGTAGTTTTATATTAACTTTTATTATATTATATTATGGCAAAAAAGAAAAAAGAAGTAGAGGTTGTAGAAGAACCTCTATTAAAAGAGACAGTTGTAGTTGAAGCTCCAGAGCCGGAGCCAAAGCCACGACCAGTAGTTAAAAAAGAACTACCTAAAAAAGAAGGTTGGGAAATAAAAGATAGAGTATATTATCTCCAAGGTAATAAAAAACCACTGTCAAGATCTATTAAATCAACTAATGTGTACTGGTTTGATGAAGATAAAGGATATGAAAGAGAATTGAAGTATTGTGAAAACCAAAGAACATGCTTTGTAGATGAGATGAAGGGTGATCAGCGCTTATCTCATATCATATTTAGATCTGGTAGTTTATTTGTACCAAAAGAAAAAACAGTACTTCAAAAGCTTTTATCAATATACCATCCTCATAAAGGTAAGTTATATCACGAGCACAAGCCAGTAGAGATAGCTGAAAACCAAATCGATATTTTAGAATTAGAAGTTGACGCTCTTGTTGCTGCTAAAAACATAGATATAGATTTAGCAGAAGCTATTATGAGAGTAGAGATTGGTTCTAGAGTATCAGAGATGAGTTCTAAGGAGCTTAAACGCGATTTACTGCTCTATGCTAAGAGACAGCCAAGAGTGTTCCTAGAGCTTCTTAATGACGATAACGTGGTGCTTAGGAACTTTGGAATTAAAGCTGCTGAGTCAGGTGTTATAAAACTTTCTAATGATCAACGTCACTTTACATGGGGATCAACTGGTAGAAAGTTAATGACAATACCATTTGATGAACATCCTTACAACGCTTTAGCCGCTTGGTTTAAGACGGATGAAGGTATGGAAATATACTCTAATATAGAGAAACGATTAAAATAATAATCACTTAGTTGGGTGGCCACCCTTCGGGGTGGTCACTAACTATAAATAACGAATTATGGCAACAACAATTACACCAGCAGATTTAACAGTAACTATAGCTGAGTCTGTTTTTCTTAATGGATCAGAGCAAGGTACAACAAACACCTATACGATATCAGATGTAAATGAAATTCAGCGAAGAATAATCAACTGTAATGGTAGTTTAGAAACTACGTTAATTAAGTTTGGCCCTTATGGCGCTGGTGCGTCAAGAGGTCCTGAAGTCCACGTTGATGATGTAAGATACTTAAGAATTACTAATCTTGACGATGCTTTTGGTGTTGCTTTAAACTTTCAAATAGATACGACAGAGCACGATAGTACCGACCCATCTGTTGCAAATCACAACGCGGCTATTGCTCTAGCGCCAGGTCAAAGTTTTGTTATGGGTACAGTGGCAGATTGTATAGCTGTGAGTGATAGTTCAGTAACATCAATTGATTATACTGCTAGTTTGAATGATCTTGAAAGTATAATTGCAGACGTACCTGACGCACCTGGTATTACAGGTTTAGATATTGAGTTATTCGTTGCGTTAGTATAAAACAAATAAAATGGTAAATATAGATACAGTATATCAAAGAGTATTAGCGCTAGCCAATAAAGAGCAGCGCGGTTATGTAACTCCACAAGAGTTTAATCTACTAGCTAATCAGGCGCAAATGTCTATATTTGAATCTTACTTTTATGCAAAAAACGCTAGATCGAAAATAGATCAAGGCTTAGAGGTTAGAGCCGATGAAGCTAGTATAGACGAATTAATAGGTAAAAAACTACAACCGTTTGCTAGTGTAGAAAATATGATTGGCGCTACTATATATCCTACTACAGTAACAGTTGGATCAGCTGCCGTAGATGTTTTTCAAACAGGTAGAGTTTTTTACAATAATCAAGAGTGTACTAAAGTAGAAATAAACGAAGCTAGGTTTGCTAATAGCTCTATACGCCATAGAACTGCTTTAGGTAAAAGACCTATATTTTCAGACAGTAATACGCCCAACGAAGATATTAAGGTATACGCTGGTAGCTCAATGCCACAAGCTAACGGTGTTACTGTTGAGTGCTTTAGAGTACCACTTATTGCAAACTGGACGTACGTTGTTGTAAATGGCAAAGCTCTATATAATTCAAGTGATAGCTCTATTCAAAACTTTGAACTACATAGATCTGAGGAAGACACGCTTGTAAATAAGATTTTAGAATTAGCCGGAATAATAATCGCTAAGCCAGGTTTAGCTCAATTAGCCGGTCAAAAAACCGCCGAAGAAATGGCGCTACAAAATACATAATAAATGGGTACATTAGTAACTAACGCAAACCCGTATTACACTTCAGGTGGTGATCACGGTAACTATAGGTATTTATCTCTTTCAGAAATTATAGACTCTTTTAGCGCTACATATGTAGGCAAAGGCAAGATATGTGAGTCAGTAGATATGAGTGACATAAGTTTCCATGCCATTAGAGGTTTGCAGGAGCTTAGTTATGACACTCTTAGATCAAAGAAAGATTGGGAAGTTGTTGTGCCAGGAACTTTAGTTGTAGTTTTACCAGACGATTACGTAAACTACGTTAAGCTATCTTGGTCAGACGACAACGGTATTGAACGTATAATTTATCCAGCTCGTACTACTTCAAACCCTCTTGACCAACCCGCTCTGCAAGATCATGGCGGTTTTGATGTAGAAGGTGGAACTGGTTTTACTTCTAATCCATACCAAAATTTAAATGCAGGAGTTGCTGATGAAGAATCTACTACATGGACTAACTTCAAAGGCATTAACACAGCTGATATAGGCGATCAAGATGCTGATGAAATTGATGATCAGTATGGAGAATTAGTTGGGCAGAGACATGGTATAGACCCACAATATGCTCAAGTTAACGGATCATTTTATGTCAACGAAACTTCTGGAAAATTTCACTTTAGCTCTAATTTAAGCGGTAAAACATTAGTTATTAAATACATTAGCGACGGTATTGTGACGAACTACAACCACGATGGTGTAGATTTAGATTCTTGTCTTGTACCTAAATTAGCGGAAGAAGCTATATACAAACATATACTCTACGGTGTGTTGTCAGCAAGAAAAGATACTGACGTTAATACATTGATGCTTATTAAAAAAGAAAGGTTCGCAGAAACTAGAAAAGCAAAACTAAGATTATCTAATCTTAAATTAGAAGAATTGACTCAAATATTTAGAGGAAGCTCTAAACAAATTAAACACTAATATATGCCAGAGTTTAAGCACGGTTTCAATCAAGCCAGAATGAACAAGGACACAGATGAGCGCCTTGTTCCTAACGGTGAATACAGAGAAGCTAACAATATACAGGTATCTACATCAGAGGGATCTAATGTTGGGTTAGCTCAAAATCTAAGTGGCAACATCAGACACGCTACTATAGATCATACGTCTAATGCTGTATACAACATACCTACAACAGCGACGTGTGTAGCCTCTATAGCTGCGGCAGATAAAGATAAGATATATTACTTTGTTTGCTCAAGCGATTTTAACAACGCGGTC